AGCTGATACAACAGGGTGGACAGCGGATATGGTTTGTATAGAAACCTATACAATGACCGCAGTAACTACTTCATTCACTTTAATAGGAATTGCTACTAATTTTGCAATTCAAAGAAATTACACGTTTACCGCAGACGTGTCAACATTTGCTTTGACAGGGTACGATGTTACTTTGAATAAAGGCAAAATGGTTACGGTTGAAGCTGGCGGTTTTACTTTGACCGGAATTTCTCTTATCTTACAACTACAAGTACAAATGCCTGTGACAGTTTCAGAATTTTCTGTCACAGGCTATGCTTTAACTTTTGATTGGACATTTGCCATTCAAGTAGGGGCTTTCACCCTTACTGGAAATGACACGGCTTTTGCAATTACCCGGAACTATACACTAGCTACGGATGCACAAACATTTGATCTTACAGGAATTGCAATTAACTTTGCAATTGAAAGGCATTATACATTTACTGTTGATACAGTAGCATTCACCTTGACAGGTTACGCAGCAAGCTTAAGTGAGACCAACATGTACTCAATGCTTGCTGAAAATGTGGCTTTCACATTTACCGGGAATGAAGTCACGTTTACCCTCGAATGGCATTTGCTTGCGTCCCCCACTTCCTTCACCTTAGCAAGCAGTGCCATTCATTTTGATTTCGGTTATTACACTGAAACAGGCACGTTTGCATTAACTGGGTTTGATGTAGTATTGACAAAAACTAAGGCTATTGCAGCTGAAGTTGCCACATTTGATCTTACAGGGTACTCAATAACGTTTGACAGAAGTTTCCAAACTTCTACCGGGGTGTTCACACTTACAGGCAACAATATAGCATTGTATGCGGGGCGTACAATTACTATTGAAGCTGGAACGTTCACATTTACCGGGATTGCTATAAACTTCGCTATACAGCGTAATTTCACATTCACGGCGAACGTTACCACGTTTACCCTTACCGGGTATGCAGTTAATTTGACATTGCAGGGCAATATTGTAATGTCAGCCGAAGTTGAACCATTCACTTTGTCCGGTTTGGCCGTTGCGTGGGATAGGAGCTTCCAAGTTGCATCGAGTTCGTTTACTTTAACTGGTTATGACACAAACTTCGCTATTCAACGTAACTTAACGTTGACAGCGGATGCACAAACATATGCCCTTACAGGTTCTATCTTAATATTTAACTTGCAAGGTAATTATACCTTGGATGCTACGGATGTACAGACATTCGTTTTGGGCGGTTATGACGTTGCTTTTACCGTAGTTAGGAACTATACTTTAGATGCAACAGGTTCCCAATCTTTTCCACTCGTAGGTTATTCAGTCGCATTTGCAGTACAACACAACTATGTGTTTGATGCAACTACCGCCCAATCTTTTTCTTTGGTTGGATTAGACGTGACTTTAACATTTGCTGAAGGTAATTTCAATTACACGATGCAAGTTACCGAGGGCACGTTCACATTAACAGGTTATGTCGTAGCATTTAGCCTACAAGGAAACTATCAACTGGTAGCAAGCCCCGTTTCCTTTGTTTTGAATGGGTTGGGCATTCATGTAGGGCTAAGTATGGTTGCAACCGTTAACGGCTTCATTTTGGGCGGACAGGCGGTTAATTTTGCTGCTGGTCGGTTGCTTTCTGTTCCCGTTGCTGGAAGCTTTGCTTTAACTGCTTATGATAGTTTCTTTATATCAGATAAGACAACAACGGTTGAAACAGGGGCATTTGCTCTTACCGGGAATGATGTAACAACGACCTTGCAAAAGCAATTTGCCATCGAGGTCACTGCATTTGATTTGACTGGGTATGACAATGCAATCACAAAAGAGTTAGCATTACAAGCTATACAACAGGTCTATAATTTTGTTGGTTACCCTGTAAATATTTTCTTTGGAAATGCTCAATTAAATGCTGAAACGGGTATATTTGTACTGACTGGCTTCGATGTTCCAGCAACATTGTACATGGCTGGTGAAATTATATCATTAAATTCTGAACTTACACCGGAATTTCTGTTAATGTCAGAAATGACACCAGTTATTGCGTTGGATGCTGAAATGACCGAAGAATTAACCTTAATGAGTAAATTGATGTAATTATGGGAAAAGCTTTTGATACACAAACGTATTTACGGATTAGCTTGAGCTATACCGCTGATGTTGCATCAAGCATTAGCTCAGTTAAGATTAAGTATAAAGCCCCGGACGGTACAACCGACGAATGGGTTGCACAACATGATTCAGTAAACAAAAAGGTTTACTATGATCTATTAGCCGGAAGCCCATTGGCCCAAACAGGTCGTTGGTCATTTTGGATTTATGCCGTAATGAATGACACACGTATTTTGATCGGTGAAGTAGCAACCGTGTACATAAATGCGGAAGGAATTGATAAACAATAACCACTATGAGAAAGACTATAAAATTAAATGGTAATCCTGAACCCGGCAAACTTCAAACGTACATGAGTGCGCTGGTATCTAGGGCTAACTTGGCTTCAAAGCTAGGGACTCAAACTTATGGTGGTGATCGTGATATCTACCAAGCTTTGGGGTATCCGAAGCTTTTGGATTTCAAAAACAACTTTTTCCCACAATATTCAAGACAAGACATTGCAAAAGCAATTATTGACCGTCCAGTTCGTGCGGCTTGGCGTGGGGGCTTTACCCTTAAGGATGTAAAAGCTAAAGGTGAAGATTCTGCAATTCAAAAAGCTTGGAAAGATTTAGAGAAAAAGCACAAAGTGCATTCTGTTTTGATGCGTTTGGATAAGCTTACCGGGATTGGTCGCTATGGAATTCTTATGTTGGGGCTGAACGATGTCACCAAAACTGAGGATTTAGCAACACCAGTGGCTGGGGCTTCGAACAAATTGATTTACCTGAAACCTTTGAGTGAAGGTAGTGCATCAATTATTGAATGGGACACGAATGTGAATAGTGTACGTTACGGAAAACCTGTAATGTACAATATCGTGGTTGGCTCTTCTCAAGGGCAAGCAACATCAATTAGGGTGCACTACACCCGTGTTATCCACATTGTAGAAGACGTTTTGGAAGATGAAGTGGCAGGAACTCCAAGACTTCAAGCTGTATTCAACCGTTTGCTTGATTTGGAAAAAATTGTGGGCGGTTCGGCTGAAATGTTTTGGCGTGGTGCTCGCCCCGGCTTCAAAGGTGTGGTTGACAAAGATTTTCAATTAACACCGGATAGTGAAGAAGGGTTGCAAGACCAATTTGATGAATATGAAAATGCTTTGCGCCGTTTCCTATTGCTGGAAGGTGTGGACGTAGAAGCGTTGGCGCAAGTAATTTCAGACCCTTCCAATACTGTTGACGTGCAAATCCAAATGATTAGTGCTGTTACAGGTATTCCAAAACGTATTTTGATGGGTTCTGAACGTGGTGAACTTAGTTCCGCACAAGATAAAGAAGAATGGAACTTATGGGTTCAATCAAGACGTGAAGAATTTATGGAGCCTCAAATTGTTCGTGCAGTGGTTGACCGCTTTATGGAATTGGGCATCCTGCCAAAAGTTGAAGATTACCTGATTAGCTGGGATGAATTGTTCGCAATGTCACCGAAAGAAAAAGCTGAAATTGCTGAAAAATTGGCGAACGCTATCCGGTATTACACTGCCACTCCTACGGCTGAGTATATCTTACCTAAAAAATATTTCTTGCAGCGTTTATTGGGCTTGACCGATGATGAACTGAAAGAAGTTGACAGGTTGGTTGACGAACTTCCTGAACTGGAGCCTCCTATGGGTGAACGTGAAAGAATGCAATTAGAAGGGGAGCAAGCTGCCAAACAACAAAAAATTGGCGGGCCAATCAAAGACCCCAACAAAGGAACAGGTAATGATACAATAGCTAAAAAACAGAAAGCCTAATGTGCGAAATTTGTAACAATAGTGACCTGCATGTGAATGTACGCCAGTATGACCCAACGCATACCTTAACTTTGCGCAATTCATTTGTATCAAAAATGAATGCCCGGTTCAAGCGTGTGGCTGCGGCTGTCACTGAGGCCGTTGTTGACAAAGACTGTTTTGGCTTGAAAGAGCCGGAAATGGGTACTTTTGCCTATGTTCCGGGGTACAGGGCTTTTGCATACCTTACGAAAGCTGAAAAAATAACTGCATTTGTGACTTGGTTACGACAAGTTGAGGATGCTGTAATCTTAGAAATGCAGTATGACCAACAGCTGCATCAGAACCCTTGGTCTAATTTGTACCTAGCGCATGCGTTCCAACAAGGCACAAAACGGGCACAACAGGAAGTTTTAAAGGCCGGGCTGGGTAGAGTTATAGAAACACCCGATGGGATGGTTTTAATTAACCCTATGCAGCTTGAAAAGCTTCAAGTAATTTTCACAAGAGCCTTTTCCGATTTACGGGGCATTACAAATTCAATGGACGAACAAATAAGTCGTATTTTGGCACAAGGCTTATTTGATGGGCAAGCCCCGAAAGTGTTGGCTAAGATGATTAATTCAGCCATTATTGGCGGCGGTGAATCACTTGGCATGGATATTAAGTATATTGATAAGGCTGGTAGACGGGTGAGCTACTTTATGCCCGGACGTAGGCGTGCTGAAATACTGGCAAGAACAGAAATTATACGGGCACATCATGTAGCCACCATTTCAGAGTACAGGAATTGGGAAGTGTACGGGGTATATATCTTAGCTGAATGGGCTACTGCCGGGGATGCTAGGGTTTGTCCTGAGTGTGATTCCTTACAGGGTACGATTTGGAGCTTAGATGAAATTGAAAATTTAATACCTCTTCATCCACAATGTCGCTGTATTGCGTTGCCATACGTGGATAAAACGAGGACAAAACAAGGAGGCGAATAATGAAAACGTATGCAGCAAAAGTCAATAGCTACGAAGTACGTGAAGAAGTGTTGAACAACACGACTTACATGGTTGTCCCCGTTACTATGATGGTTGAAGGGGTGCATAATGGAAGTCGTGGCCCAATTTTTCATAGTGCTGCGGAGCTTGGCAAAATTGTTGAAAGCTGGAATGGAATCCCGGTAACTATTGGGCATCCAATGGTTGACAATGCTTTTGTTCCGGCAAATAGCCCTCAAGTTCTTCAGGAATGGGGCTATGGGATTGTCTTTAACGCTCACATGAGCGGTGTCCAATTGAAAGCTGAAGCTTGGATCGAAAAGGCCAAACTGCAAGCTAACAATGAAAACCTACATGATCGTATCATGAATGGTGAAATTATTGAGGTAAGTGTTGGTGTGTTTAGTGACGAACAAGAAATTGAAGGAACTTGGCACAATGAGACTTACCGTGCCGTTGCTTACAATTTCCGTCCTGAACATTTGGCCCTATTGCCGAACCAACAGGGGGCTTGTAGTGTTAATGACGGCTGTGGTATTCGAGTAAATAACGAAAACATGACCTTAAACAGTAAAAATGTTTTGGAAGTTATGCAGCAATTGAAACAGAAAGGTGTATATTTAGATTCACAGTTTTCTGTTTCAGCAAGTCTTATGGAGCGGGTTGACAAAGTTCGAAGCAAACTTTACTCTATGGACACAGAAACAATGTTCTTTTACATCGAAGACGTTGATGAAACTTTCTTCATCTACCGGAAACACACCCGTGGAGATGACGAGTCTACGTTGTACAAGCAAGGGTACGGCGTGGCTGCTGATGGCAGTATTGAATTTATAGGTCAGCCCGTACAGGTAGTGAAGAGGGTTGAGTATGATTTATTAACTACAAATAAAGTTAAAACTATGGCTAACGAAAAATGCACACCATGTGTGAAAAAGAAAGTGAATGCCTTGATTGCGAATACGCAAACAAAATTCGCTGAAGAAGATCGGGAATGGTTGGAAAATCTTGAAGAATTCCAATTGGATTCAATGGTTCCGAACGAAGTAGCCCCCAAGGAAGTTGAGAAAGAAATTACTCATGACATGGCGGTGAATGCTCTTGGATTGAAAGAACAAGAAGACTACTTGAAATTGATGCCGGAAAGCATGCAAGCTTCTGTTCGTTCAGCTTTGACGTTGCACGAAACCCATAAAAAAGACCTTGTGGCTGGTATTATTGCAAATACCGAAAAAGACACTTGGACTGAAGATGAGTTGAATGCAATGGAAGTTAACCAATTGGAAAAATTGGCTAAAACTGCAAAAATTCCAGCGCAAACTCAACAGTTCCAAGGCAACTTCGCTGCTATGGGTGCTGGAACAGGTACTCAAATCAAAACCAATGGTGCTGATGGTGTTCCACCGATGGCCCCAGCTGGAATCAATTTCGAAACAAAATAAGGAGGATTTAAGTTATGGCAAAAAACACAATCAAATTGAAAAAGTACCTTGATGTTATTATCGAGGCTCCTGCCGCTGCTGGAATTACTCCCGGCCACCTTGTTGAACTGACCAGTGCTGGAGCAGTTCAAGCCAATGGTACGGCTGCGGACACTTCTGTTGCAAAATGGTTTGCACTGGAAGATGAATTGCAGGGCAAAAACATCGACACAGCCTATGTGACTGGTGACAAAGTGCAAGTATGGTGTGCCGTTCCCGGTGAGGAAGTGTACGCATTCTTGAAAGATGGACAAAATGTAGCCGTTGGCGCAATTTTGGAATCTGCTGGTGATGGTTCTTTGAAAGCTTTCTCGGCTGCTGGTGCTGCCGTAGCGGTAGCTTTGGAAGCCGTTGATTTGAGTGCATCTGCCAACACAGCAAACGCACGTATTAAAGTACGAATCATCTAATTAAGAAAGGAGAATATTATGCCTGTTGATTTAATTTCAAATGGTCAAGCACAAGGTGCTTTTGCGGGACAAATTTTGAACAATGGCTCCCGTATCGATCCGGGTGCGATGCGTCCATTCCTGTACTTCAATGAGCAGACAGGGCAATGGGGCACGTATGTAACCTACTTTAAGGGTGGTGATGCCAAGAAACCCGAAAACTACGTTACTACGCCTCTGAACGTGAACGCAACAACTACACTTCGCCGGGATGAGTGGAAACAACTTGACGACGCTGTAATGAGTATTGCTGAAACTCGCTTGAACGGTGTTCAAGACTTGATCAGCAAAGGTTTAACTTACCAATTGGGTAATGCTATGGGAACAACCGTTCTCGAATGGCATGACACTGGTGATGCAATGGAAGCCGACATCAGCATGGACGGTGTTCATCGTGGACAAGGCGACCGTATCACTTACCAACACAACTACTTGCCAATTCCAATTATCCACGTTGACTACGAGATCAACGCACGTGTATTGGCTGCAAGTCGTAACCTTGGTAACCCGCTGGATACTCTTTCTGCCGAACGTGCAGGACGTAAAGTAGCCGACAAATTGGAAAGCATGTTGTTCACCAACACTTCTTACAGTTTCGGTGAAACTGACAACCGTGGACGTAACAGTATTTACTCTTACGTGAACTTCCCGGATCGTGAAACATTGACAATCACTGCTTGGACTGCATCCGCAAAAACTGGCGTTGGTATCATCAACGACATTTTGGCTGCAAAACAAAAGTTGATCAATGCAATGCACTACGGCCCTTATGTGGTGTACATCCCGACTGCTTACGAAACAGTTTTGGATGAAGACTACACAGGTTCTACACCTGACACAAGTGCAACCAATCGTACCATTCGTGAACGTATTTTGGCAATTGAAAAGATTTCCGAAATTAAAGTGGTTGACACTCTTCCTGCAAATAACGTTTTGATGGTTCAAATGACTCCGGACGTTGTACGCCTTGTACAAGGTATGGGTATTCAGAACATCCAAATGGAAACTGAATTCGGTTTCGTGACCAAATTCAAAGTATTGACAATTCAAGTTCCTCAAATCCGTTCTGACCGTAACGGTAAAACTGGTATCTGCCACATGTCAGTATAATCTGACATGTGGTTATACCACATGTATACTAATCATGTATAATCTTTAAAATCCTTATCATGGCTAAGAGAGTTAGAGCAAAAAAAGAAACAGAAGCAAGCGTCGAAAATAAAGTCGTTGCTAAAGTTGAAAAGAAAACAAATGTTCCACCTAAACCAAAATGGAAGGTTCTTAGTGGTGGGATTTCCCTGCTGGGTGGCAGAAGTTATTCCAAAGGTGATGTTTTTGAAGCTGATGAGCATGAAGTGCCTTTGGCATTCCGTGACATTGTAGAAAAAATCCAAGCTGTTGAACCTGCCCCGGTAGTACATGAACCAAAATTCTTCATCAATGAAATTGTGGCTTCGGCTGAAGAGCAAGATGAAGAAGGGTACGTGCAAATGTACAACATCGTAAGTGAAGCGGGGAAAGTCATGAACGATGAACCACTCACTAAGGAAGAAGCTGACGAATTGATGAAAAATCTTTAAGCATGCGTTGGTCAGCTCCCAAAATATGGAAAGGCGGGACATGCTGGATAATTGGAGGTGGCTCTAGTATTACTAAGCAATTCCGAATCCCTGATGACGTTGTGCAACAGGTACGGGATAAAAAACTTCCTTTATCCGCATTTTCCCCTTACATGTCAATTTTGCATGATAAACATGTTATTGGGGTAAACAGTGCATTCCTTTTAGGTGATTGGATTGACATTTGCTTCTTTGGAGATAAAGATTGGTTTTTTGACAATAAGCCCGAATTAGACAAATACAAAGGTCTAGTTGTGGGTTGCCCCAGTGTTTTGAAAATTCAGTCGTTCGTTGATCTTGGGATCAAATACGTTGAAAAAAACGATATCAAAGAATACGGGATCAGTGAAGACCCGTCCAAAGTATGTTGGAATAAAAACAGCGGTGCGGCTGCAATTAGTTTGGCTTTCAACTTAGGGTGCAAACGCATAATACTGCTTGGATTTGATATGCAGATTACTGATGACAAAAAACACTGGCACGTTCAATACGACCAAAATGCTCCCATCCCATTCGCAAAACACCTAGTTGGCTTTGGTGACATTGCTTCAGATGCAGAACGTTTGGGAATTGAGATACTTAATTGTAACCCGGATAGTGCCATACCTAATTTTAAAAAGATTGATTTGGAGGATTTGATATGGAAGGTATAAAACGAGTTACAGCCGGGGGATTTATTATTCCCGAAACAACGCAACCGGGCAAACGTTTCCAATGGCTTGCCAATATGATCACTAAACGTGGCTATAAAATCGGGGCTGAAATTGGAGCACACAATGGAAACACGACAAGTTTCGTACTTCAGGCATGCCCAACCTTGGAAACATTCTTTGCGGTTGATTTATGGGCTATGCCCCCAAAGGAATGCAGTGACCAATATGATAATTGGAACTTTGAACTTGCTTGGAAGACATTTCGTGAACGAACAAGGGGCTTCCGGGCGTGCAAGGTTATTCGTGCCATTTCTTGGGAGGCGGCTGAACAAGTAGAAGACAACTCACTTGATTTTATTTTCATTGATGCAGACCACAAATATGAGTCTGTATGCAAAGACATCAAAGCGTGGACTCCAAAGCTGAAACCCGGAGGGATGATTTCAGGCCACGATACACACTTTGAAGGTGTACGTCAAGCAATTGACGAATTAATTCCTAATTGGTTATCCGCTGGCATTGATCATTGCTGGTTTGCAGATAAGGAGGACGTATTATGAAAACAATTGCATGCGTGTATTGGCAGGGTGTTTTTAGGGGGCGTGAAAACGTTTATACCCCGGAGTGGGTGTTAGCCCTTAAAAACAATATTGAATTGTTTTACAGGCCGGATTCATACCGTTTTGTGTGCCTTACCAATGTGCCGGAGCAATTACCTTTCTGTGAAACCATCGAACTAACTGATAATTTGCCGGGGTGGTGGAGTAAATTGGAACTATTCAAACCTAACCAGTTTGAAGGACGTGTCCTTTACCTTGACCTTGATACTTTCATTTTGCAATCACCTGATTCTCTATTCAACGAAACTGGAACATTCACCATTTGCGGTGCAGATGGGTTTGGCAGTGGGTATGATAAAGAAGGTCTGTACGTAATCAAAAAGTACCAATCATCTGTCATGGTATGGGATGCGAACACAACAAATGACATTTACACTGAATTTGATTATGAGTTACGTGTAAATGAACAACATCTTCGTGGGGATCAAGAATGGCTTGCTTTGGCCCGGCCAAACGCCTCATTGTTTCCTGAAGATTGGGTGGACAAATACCGGAACTGGAGGGGAAAAGAACTTCCAAAAAACATGAAAGTCATGTTGGCGATGGCTCCGGGTTGTCCTAATAAGAACGCAGATATTGTTAAAGAAAACAAAGAACTTGGCAAGATATGGAAACCTTAAATGTGGTATGTTTCCTTTGGGACGGTGATCGCTGGGATGTAGAAGCCCATAAAGGTTATGACTATGTCAATACCTTGTATCGTTCGGTTCAGAGAAACCTTTCTTTGCCACACCGTTTTATTTGCCTATCTAACTTAGACAAGACACGTTTTGAACCCGGCATTGAGGTTCTACCATTGAACCCTCCTAGCTGGAAAGGGTGCTTGCCTAAAGTTTGTATGTTTGACCCGGAGTTGGGTTTGAAAGGCCGTGTGTTTAGCTTAGACATTGATGTGGTTATTACCGGAAGCCTTGATGATATGGCAAGTTGTGAACTGCCAATTATTGTGCGTAGTTCCTTCATATACCCACATTTACTAGATGGGGATGTAGTTGGTTTTCAAATAAGCGACGAAATGGCCGAAAAGGTTTGGACACCGTTGAAAACAACTCCAAGATGGGTTGAGCACGTTACCGGGGGGCGTGAACGTTTTTGGTATCGTGAAGTGTTTGGTCACAAAATGGCACGATACCAAATTGAATACCCCGGACAGTTATTGAGTTACAAGAATCATATACAAGGCATAGGGGTTCTACCTGAAAATGCCCGTATAGTTAGTTGTCACGGACGCCCACGTCCACATGAAATAAATGAACGTTGGGCAATTGAAAATTGGAAATAGTATGGAACAACCTATCTTAATCACAGGAGCAGCCCGAAGCGGGACAAGCATGGTTGCTGGTATTATCAATATGTGTGGGGCGTTCGGCGGGCAAATGTTTCCTGCCAATAAAAACAACGCAAAAGGCATGTTTGAAAATATCAAGCTTCGGGAGCAATTGGTTAAACCTTATTTGAGTAGTATTGGGTGCGATCCAAAAGGGCAGTACCCATTGCCTAATCCTAAGAAGTTGGTAATTCCGATTGATTGGGGTAAGCGGGTAGAAAAGTTGATCAAGGAGGATGGCTACGTTGATGGCCCTTGGATGTACAAGGGGGCTAAAATGTGCTTGTTCTACCCTGTTTGGCACTATGCGTTTCCGAACGCCAAATGGATTATTGTTCGTAGGAAGGACGAAGATATTGTAAACAGTTGTTTGCGCACCGGGTTTATGAATGCTTTCAATGATCAGGGTAAAGTAAAAGCAGTAAAAGCATTGAATGACAAAGATGCTTGGTACTGGTGGGTGCGGCAACATAACAAAAGGTTTGTTGAAATGATCGAAGACGGGTTAAACTGCAAGCAGATTCACCCTGAGCGCATGATTAAAGGAGACTATTCACAAATCCATGAAATGCTCGAATGGCTGGGTTTGCCTTGGAATAGTGATATTCCTAATTTCATTGAGCCTAAATTGTGGACAGCAAGACAAAAACTAAGATAAAATGGTCTACTTAATTACAGGAAAGAAAGGGGCCGGTAAATCGCACCATGCGTCTGAATTGAAAGCAGAACTTGAAGCAACTGGCCAAAAAGTCCATTGGATTGATGGGGATGTGTTCCGTATGTTGCACAACAATACAGAC